AGCCATTAGTCTGTCTCCTCAAAATAAGTGCTGTTCATATACCCATAAGCACACGGTATTTTTAATACCACAAAACCAATATTTGTACACGCTTGGCTTGAGCCTAGCCCAACATCTGCATTTGAAGTTCTTCGACCGTCAGAAGGAAGATTAGCATTAACACCATAGCCCATTTTAATAGGAGTAATTGTAGAAGAGGTTGTTTTTATGAGATCCACACGGGTTGCATACCATTCGTCTGTTTGGTTTCCTGCAGAGGTTGCCCAATTGTGCGACTGTTGCATGTCCTCAGCGTGTATGACAAGAGGTATATAACCAAGATTGTCTTTTGAATTAGTCGTTAAAAAATTTAAAGCAGAACTTAACGAAGACTGTTGCCCTTCGGCATATATAAAGCCAGAAGCTCCTGTACCTTGACTAGAATCAAACAGTAAATCTTTTCTGCCACAAGTAAGTACATCTTTACCGGCTTTTGACACGTACATTCCGTATCCGTAATTAGTTCCGGGCGAAGCTGAAGCTGATTTATTTCCTATTAATACTCTGTTTGCCATTACGATGAATCATCCACTACTAATATTCTATTACCTGAAGCGCTTATTTCAATACGTTGGTCTGTTGCACCACTACCAGAAGAACCTATTTTTAACACGGTCGAAGCTTCAATAGTACCTGATCTTATTTTATCTGCATTAAGCGTAACGATCTTAGCTGATTCAATTGTAGCATCTGCTATTTTAGCGTTTGTTATGGCTGCATCTTGGATCATAGCGTTAGCTATATAAACGGTGTTACTGCTTACAATAAAGGGAGCGGTGCTTCCGTTGTTATCGTTCCATATTGCAAACTTATCAGCCTGGAACTGTACAGCGGTAGCTGTAACTCCATCTTGAGCAACTGCTTCAAGTACCATCCCAGCTACAGAACCATTTGCAGAAACTTGCATTACATAAGCAGAATGTGCGTTCCCCTCAATATCCGCAGTAACTGTTGCTAACTGAGCTAGACCTGCGTTTGCACCAACTGTTAACCCGTCTACAACTGTAGCGCTTGTTGCAGCACTTGTTGCAGCGTCTCCAACAACTTGGACTTGTAACCTTGAATTGCTAAGTCTAGAAGTTACTTTAAAAGTTTTATTTAATTGCTCTGCTGTTAATCCTCCTGTAGCAGAAATATTTTTTAAAGACACAAATACCCCTGCAGTAACATCATCGCTTGTAATACCATGGGCCGCAGTTGTAGTGCTATTAGCTGTATTAGCCATAGTTTCTACTTTTACATCTTTAGACCCATTTGTAGTTAGTACCCTACCCCCATATTTTTTACCAACGTCCGCTTCAAGATTATCAATTTCCGTAGCCCTAGCAGTATTTTCTGTAGTTAAAGTTGCTATATTGCTATTAGCAGTTGCAAGGCTACTTGAATTTGATGTAACTGTAGAACTTAAACTGTTTACTGTAGTAACTAAAGTAGCATCACGTGCTGCTACCCACGCATTGTTAGCTGAGTTACGCATATACAACTGACCATCATCAGTATCTGACCAAAGATCATTAACTTGTAGCGCTCCGCCCCCAACTCGTGTACTAGGTTCACTGCTAGATTTTATAACTACCGCAGCTGTTGCAGTAGTTGAAAGTAAATTATAACCAGGCATATCGGCTAAAGTTTCGCTTAACGTAGTCATAACCGCTGAAATATTTGCAGATGTTGTAGCACTTGCAGCAGGAGAAGAAAACTGACCAAAAGTTTCATCGCCACTAACAGAAGTTGCACGCTGTACGAAGCGCACCCAGTAGTACATAGTAGTATTGTAGTCTACTGTATCCGTAAACACTGAGCCATAAACAGACCCTTGTAGCGTAGCTGCGTTAAGATCGTTTATTCCACTTCGCCATATTTCAGCTCGTGCAAACAAACTGCCCATTTGATGGTCGTCCCACGTCACAAGAATCTTAGTAAAAGCACCACTCGCCTTTACATTTTGAGGAATAGTATTGAAAGGCATAGAAGGAGTAGGGTCTTCTGTTATAGGTTCTATAACTCTATTAAGCCTAGAAGCTTTCTGAGCTAAGTTAGAATCAATTAGATCTCTATAAGTAACAGCTTGATCAAGTTCATCTCCACGCCGCCCAAGACGAACCTCTACCGCCTCTTGTACAGACTCTAGATATCGTTTTAGCTCTGGTTCTGTGTTAGAAGGAACTCTATAAATGGAAGGTATTTTAGTCTCAGCCACTATACACCTCTTATTTCATCTATAGACTCCGCGATACATACTTCGTTAACAACTTTAGCTGCTTCAATTTGAATTGAAAAAGAATTAGCAACAGTTGCGGGTAGTCTAACTACAGGCTCTGGTATATCTGTTGCATTAAAACTTGGAGTTGAGCCAGTTACTGCATACGCATTACCAGAAGTACTAATTGTCGCGTGATAATAAAGAGTACCGTCTCCGTATACTTTAACTGTTACAGGCCAAGCCTCTGCATCAACTTTTAAAAACCCCATGCTTGTAGGTTTGGGTGGCACAAACTCTTTACTCTTCCAAGTAAAAGTTTGATAGGTAGTGCCACCCTGAAACTTTTTAACTGCGTTATCAATAATAATATACAGTTCGTTATCGTCTGGGTCAGTAAACCCACCAGCTGCGTCTGTAGAGCTGGTTTGTGTAAGCAAAGCAAGTGTATTTTTACCGCCTCTTGGGTCAAATATAAATCCACCATAGTTACTACCGCTTGTATATAGCCCTACATACTTACCTTCCCATCTAAAACCTTTTAAGGCTGTTGGGTAGTAGTCCGTTCTCCATTGTTGTGGAGAAATAATACCCTCAGTAATGACTTGCACGTCAGTACCAGCAGCGGCTACAAGTCCGTCAGCACCTGCGTACATAACCATGTCACCCATGTCCACGAGCGATGCTTTATTTAAACAAGCTTGTGCTGCTTCAATACGTAGAACCTGCATAGCTCTTGGATCTGTACCTGAAACCAAGTACGGTGTACCTTTAGTTGTGACAATAAGCCCGTTGCCTGCCATACCTATTGCTACAATTTCCTCTTCAATTGTGATGCGGTAGCTAACGGGCCACGCGTGTGGCATGTAAGCCTCTGAAAAATAAAGTCTTTTACCTCTAAACCCTGCAAAAATACCATTTGGCATAGCAGTTAGACCAAGCATAGGTCCCTCGGGATACGTACCGGTGTCCTCGTTTGGCGGTCCGATCCAATAAGTTGATGGTATAACCTCTGCTAACTCATCGTTATCAAGAGAATCATTATAAGTTGTAGTGCCAAGCGTCATTTCAGCGACAAATTGAAACGCCGTAGTATTAGAACCCGTGTTAGATCTGTACAGGCGTTTGTGTGTAACATTTGTGTTTGTACGCCCTGTGCCGCTTAAACTTGTAGCAGGCAGCGTTACTTGTACAGTTTGGCCATCCACTTTGTCAAACACAGCTGAAGCAAGAGAAGGAGGTCCTTCTTCCCCATATGCGGACACAAACGTGTACACGTAGGATGTACTGTACTTAGTTTGCGAACCATCATCTAGAGGAGTCAACACATGCGAAGAACCAGAACCCACAGCCGTAAGATTAATAGCACTACCAGCAATTGCATTCGCAAACGTAGTTGCTAATTTAATCTTGGGGGACGCGCCACGAATAACGTAGTAAGTTGTGTTATTGCTTAACCCACCAATATCAGAACCACCCCCGTTACCATAAATAACAGCATCTCCATTAGCTAAGGCTGTATATTGATCTGCCGTAACAGTTATAGTCTCATCTGCAACTACTACAACACTTGAACTAGAACCATCAAACGTAATTGCATTACCTTGCACTGTGCTTGCAGTAATAATTGAACTCGGTGTTTCACTAGAAGTAGGGGCAGGTATACCTAAACGATAAGAAGTACGAGGGTATTTACCACTTCCGCTTGTGTTAATAATAGCAGTATCAATACTCATACGTGGGAAACCAGAATCTCCTCCTTCCCCTGTCCAATACAGTCTGTCTTGTGTATTACCTGCAACAGGTCCAGGAGCCACGTCTACGTCTTCTGTCCATTCTAGCCATTTATAAGTAGAATCATATTCGTATTTATAAATAGTAGTACGGTCAGAAGTTGTTAAAGTAGAACCTCCACCGCCTAAATTGGATGTCATAGCGCTATGGTCTGTAATAGGGACAAGGCGACTACTTTCTAATAAAACATCTTGTGCTGTTTGTGCGATGTCATCTGCAAGAAGCCTTGGAGATATTTGTGGAGCCATTCCACCAAAAGTTATTATTTTAAAATATGCCATTTCTTGCCCCGAAATAAAACAACATACTTATTCCTGAAGTAATAACAACCCACACAAAACGTTCTGCTATGCTAATAGCATTCTGATTCATCATGCTTTTGTTTTCTACAGTTTCGACTCGGGCTTCGAGTCTATCTAGCCGATTAAAAAACCTATCGTGGTGCTTAAGTACAGTATTAACGCGTTCCTCAATACGAGCAATAGACACAACGGCTTCCGCCAATTTGTCTAGTTTCTCCTCAACTCTTTCGAGTCTGCGTTCATTCTGTGCTTGCGTCATCTACAGGGGGTTCATCTTGCAAAGGTTTTATTTTATCCTCTTGTATCATAGCTTTAAGCTCAACAGACACAGCACCTTGGGCGCTTTGTGACTTTTTAAGCTGATAAGCTTGCTCTTGCACATCTTGTTGCAAGCGTACTAGGGTATTAAACCCATCGACTACACGACTAGTTAAATCCTCTACCGCGTAGGCTTCTCCGTCAAAGTTAACGGTTTCTATTTTTGGGGTATCTTCCGCCATTTTTATTCTCCTTAATTAAAAAATTCATCATAACAAATTGTTAACTACTCTCCAATGTTGCAATTCTTGCTTCTAAAGCATCTATTTTATCGTCTGCTTCTTGCAAGGCTTTAATTAATATTGGTACAAACACAGAATATTTAACTGTTTTGACATCTTCTTCTTCATCAATTGTGACTAATGAAGGAAAAATAGTTTCTAGTTCTTGAGCGATTACTCCGATTTGTTTTAGATCGTCACCAATAAAATTAAAGTTTCTAACTTTCACTTTGTTTATATCTGCCAACTTACTGGTTGCATCAACAATGTTTTCTTTGAGGCTGACATCTGATATCTGTCCGTAAGAGTTATTGGTATTTAGAACATCTCCATCACCATAAACCCTGAACTCACCAGCATTTCCGTATACATTCATCACATGGCTTCCACCATCCACATTTTTAGAAGTTTTGGGTCTGCCATCAGCAAATAAACAGACTCCAAAATTAGAAGAATTGATTGTTGATGAATTAGTCCCCACCAACCAATGACCATTCGTGGTTAATCTTGCTCTGCTTGTTGCGCCTGAGTTTGGATAGGTGTCTATAGAAACAAATTCTAATGGGTTGGCTGATGAATACTGAATATATTGACCGCCTGACAATCCTCTAATCGCAACGTGATGGTCTCCATCATACTTTGAAGCGACTGCGCCACTGTGGGCTTCTATTTTATGATTTGCGGTTTCAGCACCAAGCGAAAGATTACCATCTTCTGTTAAAACCATTTTCTCTCTAGTGGTTCCTGAACCAGTAACACTAAACCTAAGTTGGGCTTTTTGATCTCCGCTTGCATGACTAACAAATCTTGCCCCTATGGAAGCACGCATACCACTATTATCTTTAAAAAATAATGCAGCATTAACATCATCTGTTGTACTAGAGTTTTGAATAGTGATACTTGGTACATTACCTGATCCAACTGCTGTATACAAAGTGCCGGCAGAGCTATTTGATGCAGCTACATGAAGTTCTGTATCTGGGCTTGTAGCTCCGATTCCAACATGATTAGTGCCACCATCAATTCTCATAATCTCTGTGTTATAAGATTTGAATATGTGATGTCCTGCTGTTGAGTTTGTTGAAGTTACTTTATAAGTAATATCTTTACTTGATGAAAGCCCTAATTCTTCTGAACCTGAAGTGGTATTAAAAGATATTATTCCTTCATCATTATCACCACTATGCCCAAAGTTAATCGCTAATACAGACGAACTCCCACCTAAAATGCTTAGTTCGGTATTATCATCATCTTCTACTACGAGAACACTATTTGAAGTTGAAGTAGCACCACTTGATGCTTTATGAACATGAAGCTCTCTAGCAGGGCTTGCAGTTCCGATTCCAACCTCTCCAGCTGAAGTAATTCTCATTCTTTCAGTTGAAGCAGCAGCACCATCTGCTGTAGTTTTAAAAATTATTCTACCGGGAACATCATCACTGCCGGGAGTCCCATCAACCTGAACTACTATTTCTGCGCAATGACTTACAAAATCATTCCCATCAGAAGGATAGAAACCTAAAGCTCCTACTACATCACCATCTTGTACTATGGTATGTGAGCCTACAGTGCCATTCCTGCTTTTAGCAAAATGTAAATAAGGTCCGTATGCATTAGCTTGATACCTATGTAAAGCTAGTGAAGAAGTTGATAAATCTGTTCCTGATACTTGTACTTCAGGATCAGTACTTCTAACACCACTACTTGCTGTTTGTCCTACAAATAACCTTCCTGAAGCATCCACACGAAGCCTTTCGCTTCCTCCAGTAGACATAGTAATGACATCAGACCCAGGGAACGCAATTGTAGTGTTTGTATCAGCATCCCCTGCGATACTGTCTAATTGAATACTACCAACATTGGAGATATCTAAATCACCAATGTCTACTAATTCACCTGTTACTTTTGTTAATGCCATATTATCCCTCTAGTGCTGTGATCTTGGCTTCCGCAGCTTCTAATCTTGTTATGAGTTGTTTGATTACTGATATATACATTGCATCTTTATATCCAAATTTTGTTGAGTATGCTTTTTTATCTGCATCTACTAAAGAAAGGTCGGCTCCTTCTGCATCGTATTGGTCAACATAATAGTCATCTAAAGCTTTTACTTCTTGAGCTAAGAAACCTCTTGATTTGCCTGAAGCTGCTTTATGTAATTCAGGATTTATCCAATTAAATTCAATGGGTCTGTATTGTTTGAATTTATCAATATCATAAGTTAAATCAGTTACATCTTTTTTAAGTCTTGAATCAGAAAGCGAACCAATGCTTGTATCTGTACCTTGATGGTCGCCATCGTTTCTAATTTGCCATACACCTCCACCTGAGTTGACACCATAATAAATATAATTTGATGAAGCACTGCTATTAACTTGCGACCTAATACCAACTGAATCAGCGTTTGTATTATAAACGAAAAGAGCAGGAACTCCCGGATTACCATCTTGAATACTAACAAGACCTGCAAGAGAAGGACTAGCAGCACCTACTTTGATTACACCTGCGACAAGTAAATTAGAAGCGCCGGGATCAGTTGCCGAACCTATAGATAAACCTGTTTTTAATCTCATGCGTTCTGTACCCGCATTTGTACCAAAACGCATTGACCTATCGGCTTGACTGTATTCAATTAATCCATCATAGGCATCTGAGTTAGCGGCAATGTCTCTAGCAAAGCCAATAGCACCTTCACTACCGGCACCTGAATATATCGCTAAACCTTGATTACCTGAACCTGAACCAACTACAAGTTTGTTGACCATTGAGTGCATACCGCTTGGATTTGTGTTTCCGATACCAACCGATCCAGATGAGTCTATCATTAAACGACTATCAACATCATTGGTTCTAAAGTGCATAGAATCTGTAGCATGGTCATATTGTATTAAGCCATGTAGTCCTGTATCTTCACCATTAGAAAAACCAATAAAACCATCATTACTAGCACCACAAGATAAGGTCATACCAACATTTCCACCATCATAACTTCTAATAACTAAGTCTCTTGCGTTTGCATTGTATGTACTAGGCACTCCATTGATAGCAACTTGTCCGCCTGATACAACAAGATTGCTACTGTATTCTGTCCCTGCTCCCCAAGTACCGATAGATAATTTACTTGTTTCTCCGCCATGAGATACATTAGTAGCCACACCTGTTAACTCAACGTAAGTATGTGCATTACCATTGCCATCAACTGATCTCATATTTATAAAGCCAATATAATCATTATCAGCTATTGTGCTGTGACCTGATGCAGGGTCTTTGTGTAAACTCAAATATGCAGGACTTGCATCATCGTTTGTTGCTTTGATCGTTAAGCCTGCTCCCCAAGATGTAGCAGTAGACATGACTGACTGACCATTTGCGACAGTTAGCGGACCATTTTTAACTTCAACATTACCGCCTGAATGTATCTTTAGTGCATGAAGTTCTGAACTACTTGATGTTGTATATATGCCAACATTTTGACCATTGGCAGTATTTTTAATTTTAAACTCACCTGATCCTTTTGTTATATCACCACCAACAACAACCCCTGAATTAAAAGTAGCTGTTCCTGCTTCTGACCCATCAAGTGTTAAGAAGGTTGTGTCAGAACTTCCATCTGTTCCTTTAAATATAATATCTGTATCATTACCTTGTGCATCTATAGTTATGTTACCTGCTGAAGTTGCTAATGTTGTTGCTGCATCACCTGTAGATATGTCGTCTAATGCTACCCCTGAACTATCAGTCCCCCAAGCTATATCCGTGCCATCAGATTTAAGTACCTGGCCATTTGAACCTACAGCCAAAGCAGCTGGGTTGCCATTACTATCACCATAGATAATTTTACCTCTGGCAAGGCCTGCCATTTTATCTAGAGTTATAGCGTCGTCTGCTATTACGTTCGTTGTTATCTTAGTGTTAGCCATTAGCTACTCTCCAATGCTTGTACTTTTGCTTCTAGTGTTTCAATTCTTTCTTGAGCTTCTTGTAATGCTTTCATGGCTTTCATCCATACAATAGAATATTTCACCGCTTTATGTTCAGGGTCTTCTATCCCTGCATCAATATCTTCTTTTGGTTGTGCGTTTATTTCTACAAGGTTAGGCGATACGGCTTCTACCTCATCTGCAATCAAGCCAAGATATGTTCCATCGAGATGTTCCTCTTTCCATTCAAAATTTCTCCATCTTAATGCTTTTATGTCGTTCCACTGTGAATTTGCATCAACTATGTTTTTCTTTAATCTTCTGTCTGATATTGAGTTGACAGTTGTGTTTTGTAGATATAAATCTCCACCGAATTGCAATCTTGCTCTATAAGCACCTGCATTATGGTCGTAAACTGCGAAAGCGTAATTACCTACGCCTCTGATTCCTAAGCCATAATCATCTGCACCTGAACCTAACCAACAAGTAAAATCATTTGCTCCTGTTTTTGAAACATGGAAAACAGAATCGGCTGTACTATTAGGGTTTCCACCTGCAATGTGAAAAGGAGCTGAAGGGCTTGTGGTTCCGACTCCAATATTTCCATTTTCTTTTATGTAGAATCTACTAGTTAATGAAGCTGTAGCATCTGCTGAAGCTCCACCGCCATCATGCGTTCTAAAATTGATATCACCACTTGTCATATTGATTACTGAAGCAGCCGCAGCATGAGTGAATTTGAGATCGTTACTTGCTCCTACATAAACATTATTTCCTAACATTATGTTATGTCCTGAAGAGTGTCCTGAATCTGCTAATATACCCCCACCGATTTTAAACTGTTTATACGAGCTAGAACCCATACCAGTCGGCAGGGTTGTAGTACCAAAACCAATATTTTTGTTTGAATCTATTCTCATAGCTTCGCCATCTGTAGCAAACTTTATTGTGTCAGTGTCAAAATCTATAAAGGTACTTGCATCATCTCTATGTCCTACTCTGTCATTTACATATATTTGGCTTGCATATATAACATTTGATGTCATTGAAAGGTTGCCACTGAGAGTTACGTCACCACTAGATTGAGCTATTTTAAATACAGTTCCATCTCCATTTCTAACATCTAATAAATTTTCACTTCCTGTTGCGCCAGCACTTTTGATTAATACACCTGCACCACCAGTACCTGTATTATTAAAATAACCTACCCAGTTTCCTGCGGTTGAGTCTTCACTATGAAGTCTTCCGTTTACTGAGGTGGTTCCGATACCAACATTACCTGATGAGTTTATGAATACTCTTTCAGTTGCATTAGTAAAAAATGACATAGAGTTTTCACTGTTGTTATATTCAATCTGACCTATATTATCGTCACCTGAATCTCCAAACTGTAATTGTGCTGATGAAGTAGTACCTGCAACAATTGCTACATCTGTTTGACCCGAAGAACTTACGACTAAATTTCTTGCAGGACTATCGGTTCCAATTCCAAAATTAGCTCCATTATTTATAAATCCAGCAGTAGCATCTGCTCTTATTTGTACTGTTGCAGTGCCACCATGATTATAAAGGAAACATCCACCTACACCTCCACCTGTTATATCTCCAAACCATCCAATGTTTGTTCCATCGGCTTCTTCTACCAAAAGACGAGCATCATCTGCTGTAATATTAAGATTTGGTCCGTTAAATTTAGCTGAACCTAAGTCTGACATATCAAGGGTAAGAGCTGTTATATCAGAACTACTGTCTGTACCTTTAAAGATAATGTCTTGGTCTCCAGTTACAGCGTCAATATAGTTATGTGAACCGTCGTGATAAATCTCTAAGTCGTCCCCTGTACCTAGTTTTATCTTAGCGTTATCTGGCATATCCAGATGAGAAGTTAGATCTAAAGTAGAAGACATCTTCACATCGCCAACAATATCTACAGGCACAGACGGGCTCGCCGTACCCAAACCCACCCGCGAGTTTGCGTTATCGACTACAAAAGTAGGAGAATCGAAGGCAACGTCATTCGAGCCAACGGTCAAAGTGCCTGGCATCGTGATATTACCTGAGAGTTTTGCTGAAGTAACAGTACCATCGCTAGGAGTACCGATATTGACGGGGTTGATAACATAGACAACTACCTTCCTACCCGTCGTAACGCCTGCAGACATTGTCAAAACGTTGTTAGAAATAGTGTATGAATCTTGGTTTTGGAATACACCCTCAATAAATACGATCAGATTATCTTCTGCCGCTGGTGTATCACTTAAAGTAAAAGCTGTTTGCCCGTTGGTTGCAGTAAATGTGTCTACTGTCAAATTAGAGCTTTGTAGGTTGATAAGGTTATCTATGATAACCTCGAGTTTTAAACCATTCGATGGCGCAGCGTCAAACGTCAGTGTTGAACCACTGAACGAAAAAGTGTCATGGTGTTGCATGACACCATCTAAAAACACCATCGCATTATTCTCATTCTGCGGATTAGTACCAACATCATACGATGTCGCACTGCTTGCCGTTGTCGCGTTGTAGACTGTTTGGTTAGCTGACTTAGCCGCGATATTCTGTTGAATATCCGTTAACAACGCAGCTGCAGCACGTAGTTGTATTGTAGTGCCGTTCGCAAACGTAGCAGCGGTCGTGTTGTCCGATCCACGAACCACGGTCCACGTTGTACCGCTAACCGCTGTAACCTTGACTATTTCAATGTTACTGCCGTCATCTATTGTGGCGTAGAAGTACTCGCCCGCTCCTGGAGCAGGGAAGGTTGAGCTACTCGCCACACTAATACTTGTAGCACTTGTACTACTAATCGCAGCAGAAAGAGTAGTGCTGGCGTTATTTGTAAACAGTACGCCCACTTATCTACTCCTATTAACTAACAGTTACAGTCCAAGTGACAGTCATGGAGTCATTAGCGCCTTTGTTTACTACAGAAAAGACTGTTCTACACAACATAGTACCACTAGAACTTGCGTTCAAGATGCCTGCTTCTGTTACCGCACCTGTACCTGTACCAGCTGCAAATGTAGCTGTATAAGTAACAACGGCGTTAGAAACAGAAGTACTGGTAAGTGATACACGCCCTAGTTCAGAACCAAGAGCAGTGTTTCCAGCTGCAGCAGCAGTAGTACCAGAGCCAACAGCCATGTGTGACATGGCAGTTGCTGAAGCATCTTTTATTCTGCTTGCAACGTAGTTTTTACCAGCTGTAACAACCAAGTTGTCAACGTCCTGTACAAGTTCATCGTTAAGATGGATCTGTAGGTGTCCTTTTAGCTGTAGTTGATCATTTATGCCTGACATAATTACCTCTTATGCATTTAACATGGAGGAGTTTAGAGCCGTGGTATTTAATGGCCCGCCTCCAATAGTTAATTCTACCGATATTGAATCCGATAATGAAGCAGTATCTGCATAGGTAGGGCTAAACAGCGCTGTTAATGCTTCTGACATCGTTACCGAATCCGCCTGAGTGCCTCTACTAAAGGACCAACTTGAAGATTCAGCTAAACTAGCTGTTTCCGCAATAGTACCTGTAGAAAAGGCGTTCGCAAAACTCTCTGATATTGTAACACTTTCAGAGGCAGTTGTGCTAAACGCATATGAAAGAGCTTCAGAAACTGACACAATGTTGCCTTTAATCAACGTTACATCGGTCTGTAGCTCATCATCTACACTGGCTGCGTCATCCAATGTAAATGAATCCGAGAAAGTACGCGCAAATTGCACGACTCTGCTGAAGGAATCTGAAAAAGAAAAACTATCCGCAATTGTATAGTCGAGGTCATATTCTAGTGCATCACTGGCCCCCACTGTATCTCCTGTCGGCTGTTTTGAAAAATTAAATGTTTGTGCTTCTGAAAAATTAAATGTATCAGAAGCTGCTTTACCTAAACTATACGACAGTTGTTCTGTTACAGATGGTGTATCCGCAAAAGCTCTAACAAAGTGCATTGTTTTAGATAAAGACTCTGCCAAAGACACTGTTTCAGACTTAGCTGTACTAAGCGCTTTAGCCACAGTTTCATTTTCTGCATCAAACGTAGCAGCATCTGCCTTGGCTAAACTAGTTGCCAACGAAGATAAAGCATCGGACATAGTGACTTTAAAGTCAGCCTCGTCTTGTCCCCAATAGTTATGCTCTGTAGTAAAGTAAAGGTTCTTACTGTCTGCATCCGTAATAATGTCTGCAGCAGTTAAGTTAATGTAATCTAAGGTGTTTTGAAGAGCGACATAAGTAACAGTAGATTTTGCAAATACAAAAGTAGACACTGACTCCACAGAATCAGTATCAATCGTTAATTTTAAATCAACGTAATCAACTGTTATTTTAAATGCCATTAATCAAAATCGTCTCTAACTACAAACTTAATAAAATCTTGAACCGTTTGTACTGCAGATGCAGACGTCGTGTATTCAATTTCACCCTCGAAAGTGCCTGCTGCGGTCCACGTGCCACTAGGAAATGTACATGTACACGTTCCGTTTGCCGCTGAAACAAGAGCGCAAGTGATTGTAGAAGAGACAGTAGTTGAACCTACTTCACGGATTCTAAGTTTTACTGTGCCTCCAGTTAGGTTTATAGGCGCCCAAGTGTCTGAATCCTCAGCATCTAGGGTTGCCCCGGAAGCGGCAGTATTACTATCCTTTAGCGTAAAGTTCAAAACGGGGAGAGTATCCCCTACTACTAATTTGATTGTCGATGAATATGCCATATTAATTCTCTATTATAACTTATGTTGTATTTATTGCCATTCTGTCCTAGGTAGCTGGGAATAGATAGGTACATAATCTTGTAGCTTAGCCCTCCCCATGAAAAATTCTTCTACCCGCTCAGCGCTAGGGCCAATAAGAGGAGTTCCCCAAAACTTGCCCCACTGCGCACTTTGCTGCATTTGAAACAGCTGTGTCCAAGGCCCAAAAGACCCTGTTCTATCAAAAACTTCTAACCAATAGTCGCCCTGGTCCATATAATGCGAGCGCCCAACAGTTTTCCAATTAGGTTCTACTCCAGGGGCTAATTGAGCTAATCTAAATTTTGCTCTTTCACGTAAATCCCAACCAAGCATCGTCAATGGAATAACTGTAGTAGCATATAATAATAAAGGTGCAAGCACCGCGCTAATGGGTTTTCCTTCCGCGTGTCTTGTCATACTTTCTCGTGCTACCCCTCCAACAACTGTCTTACCATAAGCATAGAAAAAAGTTTTTAATTGAAAGATTAAAGAATACCTAGGGTCATTTGCATATAGAGGGCGATCTAACGCAGTAGGACGAATAATAGATTCGTCTACAAACCTACCAATAGCAAGCCTAACTCTACGCCCCTCTGGCCCATTAAAAGAGTACTTACCTGTTTTTGAATCATAGTTAGTCTTTAACCATTTCTCAACTGTTTGCCAAGTAAGAGGGTCGCCTTGTTCATCTGCTAATTCAGCTAAATAACGCATGGAATCTTTGTCGCCTTTTTTAGCCCGTTCAGCATGCTCAATTACAAATTGCCTACCCATCCCTGCGGCAAAAGTACGCATAAATCTCGTGTACCCTTCTGTAAAAGTATACTGGAAAAAGTAAGCAGACCAAAGTCTAGGTCTTGATTCCATCCAGTCTAAGTCAGCAGCAGATACAAAAATAGTTTCTAAAGACTCCTGAGCAACAACCCCAAGATCTCTTGCAAATTGCCTCAATCCATTACCATCCTTTATATACTCAGAAATGACATCCGCAACATTACCAATAGCTTTAAACTCTTTTGAACGAATAATCGGGCCAGCAAAGTCAGGGAAAGAAGCAAAAACCGCAAACGCTAAAAGCGTAGTAATATTTAACCAAAGCCCCCAACTGTTTAAACTTCTAAGCGGTGCAGAAATATCGCCGTTATAATTACCTAAAGAATACATAATTGCTTCTTTTAAATCGTCCCCTTCTTTTTGGTCCATGTCTCTAACGGCATTAACAACCGCCAACATTTCTTGCCATCCTCCACGCTGCCTCCAAGAAATATTTTTTAAGGTGTGTTTAAAATATCTATCCATCGCAAGGTATGGATCATGTAAAGCTTCAATCTTACGTAACTCTTTAGTAGGAATCTTTCCAAATAAACGCGATCTTTCTGGCAAAAGGCCAATAGAAAGATCTTTTGCTTCTGGGTCAGAAACTGTATTTGGTCCTATGTTATGGTCAGGAAGAGGCGCTTGAGGAGAATCAATACTAGCCGCATCTGGGCGCGGGAGTACCAATGAGTCGATTGTTTGCCTAACAAAAGCCTCATCAATTTGAACTACACGATAATAATGTTCCCCTACCTTTCTGCTTTCTCCAAATGTTTCAGCATATACAGGCTTTGCAAAAAACCTAACATTAGTTAAACCGTCTTCAAGTTTTTTACTTTTAAGTTGGTCCCAAGTTTTTTTACTATAAACACGTATAGGCCATTGTTTTCCTTTATGTGTTTTAACTGCAAGCTTAACTAAATTTTCTTTTATTTCATTATTATTACCTATCTCTACCCAATTAAGCTGTCTACCAAAACCCCAATTGTCTCTTATATTAACTCCCCATCTAGCAAGTTGTTCATCCTTAGAAAACTGCCTAGAAAATTTTCTAGCTTCAAAAGCAGCGGGCGTTAAAGTTCCACCTGTTCCATCTCCTATGTTCGGTATTGGAAAACCTTGCTCGTTTAAAACAGGTAAAGCCTCTGTAACCTTGGGTATTGCGGCAAGTCCTTTTTTAATTTGTGTTTTTTGCCAAGACTTTAAACCGTCTTCTTTAAGCAACACTATCTTTGGATAGGGCAAAGAAGCATTAAACAAACGCTCAAAGCTTATGTCTAAATTATCAAGGTCAATTCCAAAAGAGTGATTTGTTTTTGCGGTAGCTTTTTTACCGCTACTGTTTTCTGTGTCTAACCAAACCCATAAAATTTCTCCGCCAAGCCCTTTCTCATATTTTTTTACGTCTTCAATAGTAAATCCAGCAGTGTCTATTTTTTCTTCTTTAAACATAGAAATCGATTCATCTTCGACTAATAATAGATGTGGATTGTTATCTCCTATTATGGTTTTTTCCCGCCCTAAACTGTCTGTTGTTTTTTGGGCTACCAAGTCTGTAACAGCGTTAAGAGCAGATTTTGCTCTAATACCAACACTTTGTTGTAACCCTTGTGGAGTTCTAGATTGTGAAATTCCTGTAAGTTTGGAAGTTGCCCAAGCGCCTACCCCACCAAACTCTGAAGTGTTAATCCCGGTCTGATCTTGTACGTGATCCATAACTTCTTTTCTTGTTCCTATACCTTTCATAAAGTTCGCGGTATCAAAAATAGCTTTTCTGACCCAGGGGTGAACAATGCCCCCATTTTTGACATCTTTGCTCCACTCTAAAACGGTCTTGTATGCAGAAGCTGCAACTTTTCGTTGTTCTTTATTTAATCCTGTTAAAGACTCTTGGAACATAGAATCAATTCTTCTTTTTTGTAAAACAGAAAGATTAAACCTACGTGGAGCTCTAGACCCTTCTCGATAAGCCCTAACAACATTTCGAGCATATTTTTCATACTCTTGATAACCAACAGAGTTACGAGTAAAACGTTCTTGGAGAAGTTTATCTATACCAGACCACCCTTTCTTTATCCTATTTGCAGTTTGTTTTGCAATAGCTTCTCCACCGTTTTTGGCGTTAAGGCCAGTATCTAATAAAAAAGAACTCCCTTTATCCGCCCACCATTCCTCAAAGCCGTTTTCAGCCATCCATTGTGGGTTTGAAGCAAACGCTCCTGCTTCTATGTTTTTTAAATCTTCTTCATACGCTCGCATCAATCTTTGCTTATAAGTCTCTTGTTTACTTGGGGTCGCCCAACTTAAAGAGTTACCCATATAATTTTCTTGATCTAATATTATGTGTCCTAGTTCATGTCCATATACCAAAACAACTTCTGTAAATTCAGCGTCAGTTAATTTTTTCTTCTTTGGCATACGTAAAATTATTACATTTGTATCTCCAACTCTAATTCTACGACCTTTTTCTGCCTCTACTTCATTAACAATTGTTTGGTTGTCTTTAAGGAATTTTTTTAATTCCATTGGAATTTCTTGAAAGGCATCCATTTTGTCTATGTTGTCATCCGCCGCCATAACTACAAGTTTCATAGCAGGGTCAAGTTTAAAATTAATATGAGCAATATCATACAGCCGTTCCGCTAAACTTTTTTCTCCTACTTGTTCAGATAGCCGTTCTTGTACTTTAGAAGTAAAACTTTCCCCAAAAGGAATAGTTCTTGTTTCGAGGCTCTCAGATAAAGTAACAGCTTCCATCGGTCTACCTCTTTCGCCTGCTTTTAGCCTAGCCTCTTTTTGTTGTTTTATTTGTTCTGCTTTTGCCTGGTTTATATTTCCAGAACTTATAATATTCTGTAGTCTTTGTGGAGCACTCGTGCCTTCAAAATCAAATGCAAGTTTTTCTGACTCTGCAACTGCAGCTGCTACTGCTTCATCTGAATATTGAATCGCGTTGGGGTTTACCCGTTTATAGACCTCTTCTGCCATTTCCCGCCCAAAAGGTGTAGTTTCTTTTAAAGGTGTAAATTGACCTTCTTCAGTTGTTTTAAATACTTCTTGTCCTACAGCACCTTCTGATAATAACGTTTCTCGTATTTTATCTTTTCCTCTTTGATAGCTTTCTGTAAAACGCAGTCTAGGAAGCTCATCTTGAAGCCAATTTAACAAAATTTGATCCTCCTCTACATAAGGAGGAGTATAAGGAATAGGCTTACTAAGCTCTTTTCGTACTTGTTCTTCTGTTTCTGGAGAAGCATTAGCAATTTGATCTTTGTTACGGATAAACACAGGCTGTTCAGAAGCAGCGGCTTCAAGTTCCTCTGGAGTAATTTCTTCCCCCGCTTTCCGTTTAATTTCTAACGCCTTCGCTTTTGTAAAGATTAAACGATAGTCTATAAACATTTTTGGAGCATCCTCTTCTGTTCTAGAAAGCCTTGCAAACCTCCTAGTTATCTTAGCTTGCTCTCGCATGTTTTGAGCCACGGGGCCTGTGCCTACAAGACCTACAGCCCATTTTAAAGTAAGAGGCTTTCGTCCTCCTATGCCTTTCTTAGGTTCATATATTTTTAAATATGGGGCAACGTCATCTAAGATGTTTTTATAATCGATGTCGCCTTGCTCATTATAAATTACAGCTTGCATTGCGTTTTGTAGCTTTATAAGCTCATCTTTACCTGCTGTTGTACGCTGTACATATATATCATATCCTAAGTTATCTAATTCAACTAAAGATGTTATGAACCCGTCTAAAATCCATTTATCAAAAGCTTTATAGTCAGTAGCTTCCGGCTGCGTAGTAAGTCCCGAGTAAGAGTTTGCTTGAGCTCCTCTAAGAGAAAGAGGAGTCAAAGAAACACCAACAGGTTGTTTTTTTCTTGCTGCACTTATATGCTCTGCACTATCTCGTCCTTTTATAAAAAATTTAGAAGTGGGTTTTTTGTCTAGCTTTGCTTTACGGTCAATTTCAATTCCTTCTGCAATCCCAACGTTTACTAGTTGTTGCACAGTATAAATACCTATGTCAGTAGGTTCACCTATCTCATTAATGTAAAAATTGCCATAAGTAGGAGAATCAGGATCCATGTCTAATTCAATTTCATAGTTGTTGTTTGGGTTATCAGCAATTAACGTTCTATACTCGTCCATAAGCGCATCGGTATAGAAAAAAGAAAGAGGTTTACCAATTAGGTTCTTATCTTTTAAATCAAAATTTGTTCTTCTTCTTGGGTCTTTACGTCCATACGCCAATACTTTTTTATCTGCAGGGCGATTTGCATTTATAGCATCAAGCGCGTCATTCATAACTTGAAGGTGCCCAGGAGTAACTACAATGTCCGCCCAAGCCACACCAGTTCTGTTTCTAGGGTTGTCTGGGTTTTTAGGGTTATTCACATCCGACACATCATAAAGCTTTCCATAAACTTCTGACTTAGGTTTTCCAATATCTTCTTCTTTGATTGCTGTTAAAGTTCGACCCACCTTAGCAGAAACTCTACCGATCTCTTCTTGTCGTTCTTTCTCACTCGCAAAAGGCTGACCACTAGAATCAACTTTTGACTCTGCTACTAAAGCTAATCGCTCAACCAATAAAGCGCTAAGGTTCGCGTAGTCCGCTTGAGAAAAAGTACCTTGAGTGTCAAATCTGTCTTTTACTTCTTTTACAAAAGCTTGTTTTTTACCTTGAAGCGCAGTAATTCTAGGGGGAAAATAAAGGCTCTCTGGTGTCCTTTTTCCTTTTGTAAATTTTTTAACGCGAGATTTCTTTAGAGCTACTTCAGACATAAAAAGGCTCATTTCAACAAACCGCCCATCCGACATCAAAGGTTTTCCGTCATATACCCCGTCTCCCTCATACATATCTTCAGCGTAAGAATCTATTTGTACTTCTCGTTCTCCAGAAGTTAGCCTTGCTCTATCTGCTAAATGTTCTTCAGCAGTAATAGGTTTATTGTTTCTTGTTTTAAGAAGCCTATATTTACCTTCCGAACTTAACCCAGGGACAACTTTTTTAACTGCTTTAAGTGTATCTTCATAAGCTGCCTCATCTTTATAAGATTGATAATGAACTGTTTGTTGTTTGTCATCATTAGTGACAACCTCCATTACAAACTGATCTTCGGGTGTACTTACAGCGCTATAACCCAGAATCTCTTTTAATAAAAGATCTTCGGCGTTTTGCCCAGGCGAAACGTTTCGTAGTTTATTGTCTTTTATTTTTTGTATTATTTCTGGTCTTCTAGTAAGAACAATTCCATTTTGTAAGTCTGATCTAAAAAGTTTTTTCTCATCTATAAGTTTTTGAATGCCGTTTCTTTCTAAGAAATTTTCAGCTTGTCCAGGCCCCATAGCGTCAGTAAAAGGAATATAAGCAGCAGGCTTATCAATATTACGTACTCCTTGGGCATTTGTAGACTCGTCAAATAAAGAATCTACTTGGGCCAATAACCACGCTTCGGGTTCAGGTGCTGTTTTATAGCCGCTGGGCTCAAAACCAAAACCATTCATTTGTGAAAAATACTCACGGTCTGCCACTTTTTCATAAGCTTTTTGCATTTGCTCACGTCCAATACCTGAGACTCTACCCACAACTGCTCCAGCAGATCCAGTACCAAGACCCATACCAAAACCACCAAAAAAACCAGCGAACGCAGCAGCACCCATATCTAATTTAGCTTGTGAAGCATCATAGTCTGGGTCTATTCTAAATTTTTGAGCAACACTAATGCTTTCCTGAAGTGTTTCTGCAGTCCCCTCTCCTAGAGCAGAACGTATTCCTCCATGCACAAAAACATCTTTAACAAGGCTACCTCTACCTTTCATAAAACGGTTTCTTGCTAAATCTAAAAAGTTCTGTGTAACAGCCGCTTCTCCAGCTGTACCAATAGCACCATATCCAACACCTATCCCTAAAGACCTAAGAGCTGATTCAGCTCCTCGCATATCTTGTCTAGCAAACTCTCCATACCCTATACCAGACCCTTGTACAAATTCTTGCCCAAAAGCACCAGCGACAAGCCCAGGATGAG